CTGAAACAATTAATAACAAAAAAGAACAAAAAAGAATAGGAAGATTTGAAGATAGAATTCAAATGCCTGAGTCTAAAAGACCGAAGCCAACTCTACCTGGTAGACCAATGCCTTTTCCTCTTCCTGGTAGACCAGGAGATGCTAAGCCAATGCCAGATGTACCTGGCAGAAAAAGAAAAGCTATACCTTTATTTGGTGGTGGTATGATGAAACCTATGGGTTATAAAAAAGGTACAATGGTCAAAGCTAGAGGTTGCAAACTAGGTAGAACAAGACCTACAAAAATGTATTAAGGAGGGGCAATGTCCCTAAGAAATTTACTTGGACTTGGTCGAAGATTACTTCGAAAGAAAACAGGACAAGTGGCACCGGAAACTATTGAGACCACTACGGTAGCCGGTATCCCTGATGTATCTAAATTTAAAACTCCACCAGTTCAAACGGTAGCAGAACAATCTAAAGCTTTAACTACAATCCCTGCTAAAGAAGTAGCACCGATACAATCAAGACCACTACAAATGGGTAGTGCAAAACAAGACCGTGTCTTTGGTTCGGTGGCCTATGACCGTATTGCGCAAAAAGGTGGAGGTTCATACACAGCAGACGAATGGGCAGACTGGCTAACGGACAGGGGAAAACGGAACTTTAAATTGTTTGGTAAAGATTTTGAAGAAGGTTTCATTACTGGTAAAAGATTTAAGTTAGATGAAAAATTTGCAAGAGGATCTAATTTATATAACAAGGAACAAACAGTTCCTATAGAAGAATTATTTGACTCCAACATTGCATCCTTTGATAGACAAGGTAATTTAACAGGTGGAGTTTTATTCGCTGCTAAACAAGCAAATATAAAACTACCAGGACAAATGCTAGCGGACATGGCACAATTGAATCCTGCAAACCGATTAAAGGCCATCGAATACGGGACACCGGGTGGCTTTATTACTAAAGCAGACAATACCTTACAAACACAATTGTACAGATTAAAATCTATTGAACGGTCTTTAGAAACTAATATGCCTGCACCTGCATTAGGAGTCGATCGAGACTTTGTAAGAAATTACAAAGATACTTTAAAGATGTTAAGAAATGATATTAGAGCTCTTCGAGAAAATATTAAAGATGGAAAAAAGATGGCAGTCAATGATGATGTTTCAAGAATTGCTTCTCAAATGAATAGTTTAAAAGAAGGTGCTTCTACACAACAGAAGATTGCGTTAAATCAAATGCAGGGGGAGATAGATGATTTAGTTGCAGGTATGAAAGATCTTCGACCAACAAAATATGCAGATCAAGCAGGTTATACTTATCCTGGTGGGCAAAATTACAGAGAAGGTGTTTTAGTTTTAGATGAAAGAATTCCACTTAACAAAGACAAAGGTTTAAAAAGAAATCCACACTATGATGATAAGGCAGCTTCAAACCCTATTGCTCACTTCAGGTATGACATTCGAACTACTTCAGATGGTAAGAAAGCTATGTTCATTCATGAAATACAATCAGACACAAATCAAAGAATTTCTAAATCATTAAGAGAAGCAGGACAAGATCCTTTTAATACACCAATGAGAACGAACCCTTATCAGAATGATATTGTGATTCAGTTTTTATCTGACAGTAGAAAAAAATTAAGTGATGAAATTATTGGGGGTAAATTAAGACCTGCACAAATAGAATTAAACGCTAGCAAAATTAAATCAATTGATGAACAGTTAAATAATATTACAAAACAATCTAAAGATTTTTATGATGAGGCTGGTAAGCGGTTAGATTATTTTCCTCTATTGGATAGATCTTCTTATGCTAGTGCCACTTTAAAATTTTTAACAAACAAAGCTGCAAAAGAAGGAATTGATTATGTTGCAATTGCCCCAACTAATATCATGAGTAGGGGTATGGATTCTTCAAAGGTATCTGCATATACACAATTCTATGGGTATCCAAATGGTAGAAAAGCTGTGGGTAGTAAATCATTCGCAGTTATTCCTGATATTATGAAAAAGATTGCAAAAGAGTTTGATACTACAGCAGGAACTATAAAAGTTTCTAAATCAGATCCTACAAAACCGTATAAAGATGTAGTTAAAAAAGAAGTTACTGTTCCAGGAGATAGAAAATATACCGTTGAAGAACACAGAGCAGTTTCATCAAAAGCGAGTAGTGATTTAGAATATATCCCAGATAATGACTTAAGATTGTACACAGACGTTTTTTCTGTTAAAGTAACACCAAATATGGTAAATCCACAAAAGATCTACAAAAAAGAGGGTGGGTTTATTAGTAAATATAATTAAGGATTAAAATGGCAGTAGAAAAGCAAGAACCTCAAACAGAAGATATTTTAGAACAAGAAGAAATTACCGAAGGCCCTGAAGGTGTTCAAGGTGAAGAATTAGATATCGCTGTCGAAGGTGAAGAGCCAGAAGAAGAGGGAAGACCTCAAGATGATTTCAATGCAAACCTAGCTGAGGCTATGGATGAGCGTACGCTCAAAGACATGGCGATGGAGTTGGTTCAAGAATATAAAAAAGATAAACTTTCTAGAAAAGAATGGGAAGACGCATATATTAAAGGTTTAGATTTACTAGGAACTAAATATCAGGAAGTAACAAAACCATTTAAAGGTGCTTCCGGTGTCACGCATCCATTGTTAGCTGAATCGGTAACACAGTTCCAAGCACAAGCTTACAAAGAACTAGTTCCATCAGATGGTCCTGTAAGAACACAGGTCATTGGTTTACAAACACCGCAAACCGAACAACAAGCAGAGCGTGTAAAAGATTACATGAACTATTTGTTGATGGAGGAAATGGAAGACTACACAACTGACATGGATCAAATGTTATTTTATTTACCACTATCAGGATCTACATTTAAAAAAGTTTATTACGATGCTTTACAACAAAGACCTGTATCTAAATTTGTACCTGCTGAAGATTTAGTAGTGCCTTACTTTGCATCAGATTTAAAAGATTGTGAAAGAATTACACATGTCATCAAGATGACTCAAAATGAAGTTATTAAAAAACAAGCTGCAGGTTTTTATAGAGATATAGAATTAATAGAATCTAATACTGAACCTGATGATGTTCAGAAAAAATTAAATCAGTTAGAAGGAGTTAAAAGAACTGGTGATGATTACTTGCATAATATTTTAGAAATGCATGTAGATTTAAATTTAGATGATTACGAAGACTTTGATGACAAAGCTAAGAAAATAAAAATTCCATACATTGTTACAATAGATGAGGGATCAGGTGAGATATTATCGATTTACCGAAACTACCGACCGGATGATATTAGTTTCTCCAGAATTGAATATTTTGTTCATTATAAATTTCTTCCAGGTTTGGGTTTTTATGGTTTTGGTTTAACTCATATGATTGGTGGCTTGTCACAAGCAGCCACCCAATCATTGAGACAACTAATTGATGCAGGAACTTTAAAGAATTTACCTGCAGGATTTAAGTCTAGAGGAATTAGAGTTAGAGATGATGACCAACCAATACAACCAGGAGAGTTTAGAGATGTAGATGCACCTGGTGGGAACATCAGAGATCAGTTTTTTAACCTGCCATTTACAGAACCATCAGTTACTTTATACAATCTTTTAGGTTTTGTAGTACAAGCAGGACAAAAATTTGCTGCTATAACAGATTCAAATATTGGTAATGACGTTCAAAACAGAGCTGTTGGTACAACAGTAGCGTTGATGGAGCGTGGAAGTCGTGTAATGAGTGGTGTTCACAAGCGTTGTTACTATGCAATGCGTCTTGAATTTAAAATTTTAGCAAGAATTTGTGCAGATTCATTACCACCAGAGTATCCATATGACGTTTACGGTGGCCCAAGACAAATTAAATCTGCAGATTTTGACAACAGAGTCGATATTTTACCTGTTGCAGACCCAAATATTATGTCTATGGCACAAAGAGTGACTCTTGCACAAACACAATTGCAAATTGCAAGCTCAAATCCACAAATGCACAACTTACATGAAGCATATAGACGTGTTTATGAGGCTCTAGGTACAAAACAAATTGATGCTTTACTTAAACCACCACCAAAACAACCAGAACCTTTAGATCCTGCAAAAGAAAATGCTAGATCTTTACAGATGAGATTGCTTACAGCGTTCGAATTCCAAGATCATGACGCACATTTAGCTGCACACATGGCATTTATGCAATCTAGAATGGTTCAAATTAATCCTCAGGTGTATGCATTATTACAATCACACATTTCTGATCACGTTTCATTTAAAGCTAAGAATGAAGTTAAGCAAATGATTATGCAAAATCCTGAAATGGCACAAATGGCACAACAAGATCCTCAACAATTTGAAATTATGTTCGAAGCTGAGGTCGCAAAAGTTGCTGCAAGAATTACAACAGAGTTAGTTCAAGGTGAAATGCAACAATCTGCAGGAAAAGAAGATCCATTAGTTAAAATTAAACAACAAGAAGTTGATTTAAGAGCTATGGACTTACAAAGAAAAGCTGAAGAAACTAAATTTAAACAAGAACAAGAAAATCTACGTAATGCTCAAAGACTTGAGTATGAATATGATAGACTTGCTCAACAAGACGAGCAATCTGACGAACGTTTAGAAGTCGCAAGGGAAAAGATGAGGCAAAAATGAGAAAAGGATTAAGTGGAGGAGTTAAATCAGGGCCACCGCCTAAGAAAGGACCAAATCCACAAGGTATCACACTCAAAAATGCAAAAAAATTCTTACGAAAATCTTTCAGAAAAAAATAAAATACTTTTTTTAGCCGGATTGTTTGATGGTGAAGGAAGTTTTGGTATTTGGGGTAAAGGTAAAGGTAGAAAAACATTTCAATGTGGAATTGAAATGTGTGATAAGGACATTTTAGATAGATTCTCAGATTTTTTTGGTGGAAATGTAAAAAAAGTTAAAATTAGAAAAACTAATTGGTCTCAAACATGGAGATGGAGACTGTCTGGTGCCAGGGCTTACGAATGTATAGATCTTTTGATAGAATACATGTGTAAACGAAGGCAGGAGAAATACAAACTATGTTCCCGTGGTCAATCATTGGCACAGCACTAAAAACTGGTGCCGAAATTTATAAGAATAAAAAGAAATCTGAGATAATTATGTCAGAGGCACAAATCGTGCATGCTGAAAAGATGAAAAGAGGAGAGATCGAGTACAGCGGTCAGATTGCTCAAAATCAAAAAGGGGACTGGAAAGACGAATTCATTTTATTAATTCTCTCATCGCCTCTGTTTCTGCTTGCATATTCTGTTTTCGCTGAAGATGAAGAGATTGGACAGAAACTAGATTTATATTTTGAAAAATTACAAACAATGCCTTGGTGGATAATTTCATTATGGGTCGCTGTAGTTGGAGCCGTGTATGGTATCAAAGCTACAGAATTAAAACACATGGGTGGTAAAAAATGACAAAGTTATGTGCTAGAGGAAAATCTGCTGCTAAAAGAAAATTTAAAGTTTATCCTAGTGCCTATGCAAATGCTTATGCATCTAAAATATGTGCAGGTAAAATAAAAGACCCATCAGGTAAAAAAAGAAAAGACTGGGGACCAAAGAAAATGACTACCGGTGGTTACTTTGATGAACAAAAAACAAATGTTAAAGGTAAAAAAACTACAGGTCCTGTAAAAGGGGGTAACACTCCAGAAATACCACCATCAGAATATATGAAATATAAAAAATTTAAAAAGAACAAAGTTATTTCTGCTAAGGTTGGAATGAATGTAACTGCAGGTGGTGAATCAGCCATGGGCAGATTACAAAAATCTGGAATGC